GCGCCGCCCATGCCCTCGACGCACTCTGAGCACCCCTTGCACTCGCCATGGATGGCCCGACACACTCGGTGGACTTGTTCGCTCACCCTATCCCTCCTGGGTCTGAGAGGCGGGAGGGGCGGGGGCGGCGGCAAGCATGGCGTCCCAAATGAACTCCGCTCGATCCTCTTGAGACCGCACGCAAAGCCACTCTTCCGTCGCGGCGACCAGCATCTCGCTCGTCGGCTCCCTCGGCACCATCACCCACTCCCCGCCAAGCCCTTCAGCGCGTCCTTCGTCTCGGGCGGCGGATAGGATTGCGCGAGCCACCCTCTGGTGAAGGTGATTTCGCCCCCGACCCACCATGCCGCGACCGTCAGCATCGTGGATGGCCCGAAGTGCTCGCTTTTCGGCTTCTTCGTAGGTCAGCGCCTGACGTTTGTCAGTGAGGGTTGCCCTCTCGATCAGCGCGCGGTCACGGTCAATCATTGGGGGTCTCCCCTTGGGTGGTGGGGGCGTCACACGTCCAACCGAAATTGCGGGCACGCAGAGCGGCCATGACGCCTCGGCGAATTTGTTGCCCGGTTAGGTGTTCGTGGGCGATGTGCGTAATCTCGGGAACAGTTTGGCGCAGTTGCTCATCCCGGCGCTCGTCGGAGCAGGCGGCTAGCAGAAGCGCGAGGAGCACGACCATATGCCGCTCGGTCATGTCCGCTTTCCCCCAGCTTCGATGTTGCAGGCCGGGCAGAAGTGATGCCCGTCGACGATAGCGTGCCGCGGATCGCGAAGGTCGAAGACGTGCGAGCAGGACGCGCACGCCGAGAGATTGCGCATGTAGGCGTCGAGAGACCGAGCCTCGTGGACGAGATTTCCGAACAGGCCGCGCATGAGGTTGCTCGCATCGTCCAGCGTTTCGATCGGCGGCATGTCGAGCCGCCCGTAGCGCTTCGTGTCCGCCTCGCTGTCGCCCATCATGTCCTCTCCCCTTCCCGGCCCTTGGCGACGCGGCGGCGCGTGGCCGGATCGATCTCCGCCCAGCGCCGGCCTCGCCAGATCACGACGGCCCGTGTCGGGCCGACCAATGGCTCGAAGTCTGCCGGAGGCGGGCCCTGCTCGACGAACTGGCGCAATTGGGCCTGCGCGGCGGCCTGTAGCGTGGTCATCGTATCTGCCCCCCCTTCTATCTCGTGCTCTCGGCGCGGTCGGCGGCGCGCTTGGCCTTGCGGGCCTTGATCTTGCGGGCATTGGCCCGCCTGTCCGCCGCCCGGAGTTGACACTCGATGCTCGCGTACCGGCTGACCCGGCCCGCCTTCCAGCTCGTGCCCACGGGCTGTCCGCACCCACAGGCACAGGCCGGGCGCGCTGGCGCGTTGCTGTTCAACTTCTCCGTCGTCATAACGCCTCCATGCCATCACCACCTCTGCGCTCCCACTTCGATGCCGAGCTCGTCCGCAACATACGTCGGGTCGATTCTCAGGTGTTTCGCGATTGCTCCAAACGACCATCCGCGCTTGCGAAGACGGTGGATTTCGGCTTCGGTGGCGGACGGCGGCCGCACGTCGCTGGCCTTGCGCTGTCGCTGTGCGATGGCGCCGTCGGGAACGTCGCCGCGCCACGTCAGCGCGTAGCCCTGACCGGCGATAGTGTGCAGGGTGAGCGGCATTCGGGTCGCGCCAAAGAGACTTCGCAGACCGTTGATGTGATACGCCAGCCGCTCGACCCGAATGCCATGCCGCCCGAGCGCCGCGAACAAGGACTGCCTGTCGGCGACACTCCCGCTGGCATGGAGCAACACCTCGACGAGGGCGCACTGCACCGGCGACAGGTTGATGGAGCCGGACGACGTGCAAAGCTGCCCGAATTCGGGATAGAAGGCCGCGCGCCCGCCGAGCCAGACCCGGCCGGGCGCGGGCTCGGGCGGCTTCGATGCCGCCACGACGTCGGCCAGCGACGTGACGGTGCGCGGACACGCGACGGATGCCTGCCCCATGGCGGAAGCCCGCACGGCATCGACGATGCCCTTGACGCGGGGGTCGGCGACTGCACGCTCGCCGACCCGGATTCGCGCGTAGCGGACCGTGGTGTGGTCACGTCCACCGAACTGGCTTCCGACGAACGGCAGCGAGCGCCCTGTCAACTCGATCGACAGCGCCATGGCGATCTGCCGCGCCAGCATCCATGCTTGGTTCTCGCGCGCATGAGAGGTGAGATACCAGGACGGCACGCTGCAGACCGTCACGACCGCACGCTTGACGTCGGCAATGGTGATGCGGCCGGCATCGCGCATGTTCCCCGACCCCGGCGCGATATCTCGCCGGGGCGGGAGGAACACGTCATGGCCCTGCTGCGCCGTCTTCATGCCACGGCCTCGCCAGCCTCGGTGGCCAGTTCCTGCGCCGCATGCGCGTCGGCCTCGTCGAGGTTGTCGACGATCTCGGCGAACACCGGTGTCATTTCGACCATGACGTCACCGGGTTCGCACGCGCCGGCCGTCACCTCCGCTTCGGATGGCGGGCGAACCCCGATCAGGCCGTAGCTCTCGGCGATAGTTTGCAGTTCGGAACTCGACACCGTCTCCGACTGCCAGGACAGACGGATGATGTCGCGGACCGCAGCGGCGGCGCCGGTGAGGGCACCGATCTCGGCCTGGATCTTGGCTTCGTCGGTCGTCTCGATGGTCTCGGTCATGCGGCTGCCCTTTCCTGCGACCACGCCTGCCACGCCTTGGTGTCGTGGATGACTGCTGGGCTCACCCCATCCGGAAGCTCGTAGCGCATGCTTTCGAGACGCTTTGTCGCCGGGCACGCGCTTTGGATCGCGCCGGCGATATGGCTCAATCCATGGTCACGCCCACCAACTCCGCCGCCGACCGCGTCGCGCTCATAGGGATTGTCCGTTGCCGCCCGTTTGTGCTTCGACATGAATGTCCCTCTTTCCCTCGTTGGTCTCATCTGCGAAACGCACGTCACGCCAGCGCGGCATCGAACATATCTGGCTCGATTTCGGCCTCGTCGTTCGGAGCCGCGAACTTGGTCCGGTCTCCCGGCTTGGTCAGCGCCACCCGGCATCCAGGCGGTATCCAGTCCAGCTTGGTCTCGCGCGCCCACGGCGTCAGGCGGCCGTACATGCGGCGCCACACGAACCAGGCGTAGGCGGTCGACGTCGAGGCGTCCGGATCCCACTTGCCCTTGACCATGGGCACCCGCTCGACGAACGGAGCTACTACGGCCGGGGGATGCGTCCGGAAGATGCGCTCGTGGCGCTCGACGCCCTCGAGCCAAGCCGTGCGGACGAGGACCGCGACCCCCACAAGGGCCTCGTCCAGTGCCCGCTCGACGAACTCGACGGCGAGATTGAACGGTGGGTTGGTGATAATCCAATCAGGCCGGTTCCGCGGCCCCTCGACCACGTCTGGCCCAACCCCGACGAACGACCCGACACCATCCAGCCCGCCGTAGTCGAAAACGTCAGTCATGTGCACCGAGGTAAAGCTCTCGGCGAGGACACGCCCCATGTGGCCAAGGCCGGCTGCCGGCTCCCAGCACGTCTGATCGGAAACGTCGCCGAGGACGTGCGTGACCAAGGCCCGGGTCGCCCACGGTGGTGTCGGGAACAGTTCGAGGCTGTCTGGCGGCTCACGGCGTTGGGCCATGACGGCGTAGGAACCCGAAGGCTTGGTCATACTGCCGTCTCCATCGCTGCGTTGATCCGCTCCGCGATCCAGGCCACCACGGGAACTGCAAAGCCGTTGCCAAGAGCCTTGTACTTCGGGCCGTCGGCGGCCTTCTTTCCCCGATACGTGATGTCCAAATAGTCGTCGGGAACGCCCTGCAATCTCGCGCACTCCTTCGGTGTCAGCCTCCGCACCTCATAGGCCGTGGCATAGGCAGGCGCATGCGCTGCCGCTGCCGCTGCCAAGGGATGGCAGGGATCGCCGGGCATCGGATTGCAACGGTTTTCTCCGCTCGTGATCTGCGTCGTGTCGAAGGCGATGCCGATCGATGTGCCGTCGGTGTCGAGCGGGTGCGTGACGTGCTCGTTGCTGTCTGGGTCTTGGCGGGCGTGGAACGCCACGAGGTGGCGTTCCACGCCCGGTCCCGTCTTCCGACGCATCGAAGCCGCCTCCGCGCAGAGTGTGAGCGATGAGCGTCTCGGACTCGAAGTCCATCCGACCCAGGGCGTGTCGTCGCGGGAGTCGATGCTCATGTCCCGGTGCTCCCGAATCCGCCGTCCCCGCGCGTCGTCTCGCTCAGCGTCTCCGCCTCGACGATCTCAGCCCTTGCAACCGGAGCAATAACGAGTTGGGCGATGCGGTCGCCGATGCTGAATTCAACCGGGTCGTCGCCGAGATTGAACAGCAGCACCTTCACCTCGCCGCGGTAGTCGCTGTCGATGGTGCCGGGACTGTTGAGCACGATGATGCCGTGCTTGAAGGCGAGGCCTGACCGGGGCCGCAACTGCCCCTCGTAGCCGTCGGCGATCTCGATCGCGAACCCGGTCGCCACGGCGCTCCCGACGTTGGAGCCGAGAACGAAGGCCTCGGCCGCACGCAGGTCCATCCCTGCCGCACCAGCGGTCTGATAGGCCGGGAGTGGGAGCCCTTCCCCGTGCGGGAGCCGACGGAATTTCACGATGGGAGTCATGCGTCACCGCCTTCCCAGTACCGAATGGAAATGTGCTTCAACGCGACGCGGCCGATATTGTCGTCGCGGCGCTCACGCTCCGGAACGATCACGATCCCTTCGGCCATGTGCCCGGCTGGCGCTCCAGGAACTCCGCTGTCCTTCTCAGCAGCTGGCAGCAAGAAGCTCGGATCGTATGGGCCGTGATAGATCAGCGGCACGGTCGGCAGGCTCGCGTCGTCGATGAGCGCGAGAATGTCGATCCACTCGCCCTTGTCGGATGCAGCGAACGCCGCGAATGCGACATGCCCTGGCTTCTGTCCGTACTTGAGCGACTGGACCGCGCCGTAGACCTCGCCGTAAAGCACGATGCCGGGATGCTTGCGGCACCACGCCTCGATGCGAGGATCGGCATCGGCCGCCCGCTTCCAGTGGTGCGCCACGTCGGGCTTCAGCCAGCGCGTGCGCGACCCCATGAAGAACGTTACGCCGTCGAACAGGTAGCGCGCATTGGCGCCGTGGATCTTTTCGGTCACGACGACGGGCTCGCCGTCATGGATGACGCCGGGGAAGTTGGCGAGGCTCTCGACGTCAAACTTCGAGGCATAGACATCCGGGCACTGGTCGGCCGGCAATTCGTCGGCGCCGGCCATGACGACGGGCGGTTCGTAGCGCTCAATGCCGAGATCGGCCATCACATCGTCGCCGACAGACCGACCATCAAGCCCTTCGGGAACAGGAATCAGCAAGCCGTAGCTGAGAACTCCACGCAGGCGCACCGCCTTCAAGCGATGTCGGTCTTTGCCGTCCTTGGCGAGAAAGGAAAACTCCGGCCGCGCGGTCGGAACCGTGTAATCCGGCTGGATGTATATGGCGCGGGCGCCGACTTTAAACTGCCCCTTCTTTACGACCGCCTGCCAGCCGCCAACTGGGATGATTTCCAGGCGCTCTGCATTGTCGTGAGGCCGGACCGCTGCAATTTCGATGATGTTGACGCTGTGCGTGCTCATGCGTCACCGCCTTTCGCGGCGAAGCAATCAGCCTTGGCGGCGTCGATGATGTCCTGGCTGATGCCGTGAGCGCGGCCGATACGGTCGTAATCGGCGGCGGTGCCGAGATCGTCGTAGGATATATTCCCGCCGCCCGTCTTTTCGCAGGCAACCTTGGCCTTGACGATAGCCACGCGGGCATCTTCACCGCGCGCTACGAGTTCCGCCGCAACGCCGCGCTCCGCCTCGCTCAGGCTGTCCCAGATGTCCTGGGCCGCCGACGACCCGCCGACCTTGGCCATCGCGGCATCGTGCGCGGCCCGGCGCTCGTCCTCGATCATGCCCAGCGCATGCAGGTAGACGTCGAGGATGCTTTCCTCCTCGTCGCGCTCTGATTTCGACTTCCGGCGCAGCGAGATGATCTTGCGCAGCGCCTTGACGTCGAAGCCGACACCCTTGGCCTCCAGGTACTCGCAGGAGGCTGACGCTGTGGTCAGCGTGCCCAGCGTCTGGTAGGAGGCCAGCCGACCGTCGAGCCAGACCGAGATGGAGCGCTGTCGGGTCATGCGGGCACCTCGTCCACCATGAGGTCGAGAAGCCGCTCCTCGTCCACCTCGTCGCAGAGGCACGGCATCGCCCCTTCAGGCGGCACCCACTGGCATTGAGCAAACAGGGTCTGCCCGTCGAACCCACGGGATGCATTAATCGCCTCTGCCCGTCTGAGGCAGTCCCTGGCGTCGAGCATTTCGCTCTCGACATCCCCTGACAGGAGCTTGGTGACGAGATACATCGTCATGCCGACTGCGGGTGTCATGCGAGCACCTCGTCCTTGACCGCAACGGGGCGAACATCGACCGACGCCTCGCTGCGCCTGATCTGCGGCGGAGCGTACGCCCTGCGTGCGTGCCCCTCACAGTACGGGAACCCCGGCACCTTGGTCCTGCAGCAGAAATGGAAGTCGGCCATCTGCGGGTCGCCGATCGGCCAGCGGCAGCACGTCTTGGTGAGATCCTGCAGTGTCTTGCGCTCGGCGACCGGGATGACGATCTCCTCGACTGGCGTGACCGGATCTGGCGGAAGGGCTGGCCCCTTGAACACGACAGCCGACTTCGGCGCCGGCGGCGCGACGGGCGTCTTCTTGGCGGCTGCGGCAGCGGACTTTCCAGACTTCATAGCGCGCGCGGCGCGCATCTTGGCGGAAAGGGCCTGCCCACCTCGGCGGCTCGCGGCCCGCTTCGAGCCCGGGGTGCCGATGGTCAAGTGCAGCCTGTGTGCCTTGCCGACGACCGCAGAGCGCGACCGCCACGGCATGCGTTTGTGGATCTGCCCCGAGGTCAGCCCTTCGGCGATCAACTCCCGGAGCTTTTGGACTTCCTTGTCGGGCCAATCAGAAGCCATTGATCGTCTCTCCGGTCTTGGCCGCGAGGTCGCTGCGGCGGTCCTTGATCGATCTGCCGAGCTCGGCCAGCTTGCGCGACATCGGCCCCGCCTCGCCGCGCTCACAGGCGTCCAGCGCCTCGTCGAAGACCTGCGCCTCCGCCTTCACCGCCGGCAGCTCGCGCGCCTCGGGCAGGCGGGCGGCGCGCCGGCAGAACGCCCACAGCGCCCCGATCCAGCCCTTCTTCGCGGCTTCCCGGCCAAGGGGTGTCTTGACGAGGTCGTTGGCGAGATCGACCCGCCACCCGGCATCGAGGTTCTGGTCGCGCTGGCCGTGCGTCAGCAGCGGCGTCTGCTCGATCTGGATTGCCCGACGCATCAGGTCACAGGCGGCGATGATCTCGGAGGGGACCGGGAACCACTTGCCGTCGCGTTTGGGGTCGCGGGTCTTCAGGATGTGTTCTGACGCGCGGTTCAAGACGACCGCGTCGTAGGGCGCTAAGAACTTCACCAAGGACGTTACCCAGGCTTCCTCAAGATCGTCCGATGCGAAACGAGGCTTCGGAAAATGAAGGTCGACAACGCTGATGAACTTGCCGATCGGGTCACCGCCGTTTTTGTCAGACATTAACGCCTCCACTCGGATCTAGCCTTGACCGTGCATTGGCGGTCAGCCGCATGATGCGCTCGGTCTTGCTTTCGCTTTCTACGGTCGGCGCCCGCAGTCTCTTCTCGCTGGTTTCGCGCCTCGCTTTTCCGTCCCGAAGCATGTCGGTGAAGTAGTCCCACGACCGAATACGCTTGCCGTGGTAGCGCTTACCAGCAGCGCGGAGGCCCGGAAGGATGTCGAGATCAAGGTCCAGACCCTCTCGAATCCAGGACTGCGGAATGGACAGGTTCGACAGCCCGAGGCAGTTGACTGGGTCGTCGAGAGCCCCATTGCATGCGTCGAGCAGCTTGGCTTCGAGCGCATCGAGATCGGCTTTCGACGTCGGGACCGCGCGGGACGGTTGCGGGATCGGCACCAGATCGCCAGGGCCGAACAGTTCCCCAACGAGAGGTGGATCGGGGCGCGCTGACTGAGGTGGGGGCTGGATCTTGCGAGCGGTCGGCGGGACGCACAGCGTCGAGATGCGAACGGGAGCGGGAGCATCAGCAACCACCGGAGCCGCCAAAGCAGCTTCAGCTTCTTCTTGGTTCTCTTGTTCCCTTGTTTCTTGTTCCTTTGTTTTCGCGCGCGCGTTCTTTATATCTGTCGACCTGCCCTCAACCTGCCCGCAACCTGCCTCCAACCTGCCGTCAGACGACTTTTCAACCTGCCTTTCCTCTGTCGATGGCAGTTGATAAAGATCGTAATTGCAGATGGTTAGGACGTTCGCAAACCTGCCCTTCGACCTGCCCTTTGAAACCTCGTCGGCGCCTTGCTGAGGACTTGTCGAGGACTCGCCTGTCATCACGTCGTCGACGCTGTCGCCGAACGAAATCATGCCGTACAATTCGAGCTTGGCGAGCCACGTCCGAGTGGCCTTGGGCGTCCAGTTCCACCGCTGGGCAAGCCACAGGTTGGCGCCCAACAACTGCCCGCGGCGCAGAGCCATCTTGCGGCCGTTGTTCATGACCTCACCTGCCGTGTACCGGCACTCCATGATGAGATCGATCCACGCAAGGGCCGGCTGCATCGCGCCCCTGTTCGGGTCGCACGGCTTGGCAAAAAGGTGGAAGCCGACGACGGAGTGGGCCCTCATGGCGCGCGCGATGGCCACCCAGCCACTATCGCTGCCGTAGAGCGGCGGACCGCCGTTCCCGCCTATCCCGGTGCGCATGTCACGCCTCCCCCGTGCTGAGGTCGGCGGCCTGAAGTCTGAACGACGTCGAGCGCACTTCATCGGAGAGCGTGAGGATGAACTGGTCGTACCACTGCACGACGGCCACCCGGTCATCCATGAAGAGGATGCCGCACCACCCGTGGCGTTCGTCCTCGCGCAGTGACGCGCGGAGCGTTTCAAGCAGCGCTGCGTCGCCGTTCGCGCTCAGGTCGAGGCGGATGAACTCGACATCGCGGTCGATTGTGTAGCGGTCATCCCAGCGGCTGACGGGGCGACCTTCTGCGCGGTCAAGCATGGCGCACCTCGCCTGTGCGCGACCTGTGGAAATGGTGTGCGCCACCCCTGGAAAATGGCTTGCAAACCGGGCGCGAGTTGCGTATCAACATGAGGCGTATCCACTTCAATTTTCGGGCCGTGAACCCGGGGTTGATCTCTGCCTTCCAAAAGGCCTCCCGAGTGGCATCGGGGGGCCTTTTCCGTTTCTCGGCTACGGGTGCCAGCCTCTTATGATCGCGACGATGTCGACGCCGGCCCGGCCGGCGCGGCAGCGCGCGAGGTAAAGCGTGGTGGTGATGCGATTGGCGAGCAGGCGCTGACGGTTGCGCGGCAGCGTCAGCGCCAGTTTCAGCCACTCGTTCATGCCGCGACCCTTTCGCCCGAAACGGTCGACAGTTTAGCCTTGGGTTTCGCCTGAGTTTCGGGAGTGTTTACGGGGTAAACCGTCCACTCGAAGGCCCGCACGGGGCGCCCGTCGACGCTGGTGCGAACCTGCTTGCGGTCGACGCCCGGCAACTGTTTCAGGGCGCCGCGCATCATGTTCTCTGGCGTCGGCGGGCGCCGCGGCTCGAGTGCACACCACACGGCATAGCGCTCCGACAGGGCGTCGGAGGTAAACCGTTGCGCACCGGAAACCGTCGTGCGCAGGTGGGCGAGAAACTGGGCGGCTGCTGTTTCGGCCGAGAGTTCCGCCAGCGCGGGCTCGGTTTCGGTGGCCGGGGCCTGAAAGGCGCGCAGGCAGCGCTCTTGCGCGGCATCGAACTGCCGGCGGGTCGCGATCTGCGGCAGGGACAGTCCGCGCTCCAGAGCACGGTCCAGCTTGCGCTGGAGCCAGTGCGGCGTCGCATCCGGGTCGTCCGGCCAGACCCCGTCCGGGAGACCGTCGTCGATCTCGACCGGCTCGAAATCGCCATGATCGGATGCCACAAGCCAACGGGCGGGCAAGGGCTGCGATCCAATCGCCCCCTCACCCGCCCCACCGTGGAGTCCCCCCAATGCCCCCAGAGAGACGTTGGACCTCCACGGAGCGATGCAGCGCGCAAGCACGCCGCGATCGATCCCGAACATGATGCCCCCTTCCCCTGCGCCCCCGCAGGGTGACTTGTGAATTCTCGCAACACCCTGGGGAAAAGGGGCCGCCCCGTCCTCACGGAGAAGCGGCCCAAGTCCAGGGAGGAAACGCCCAGAAGAACGGGCGACCGACGCGACATGCAGGTCGGCGTCGGTGCTGGACGGACGGGTGCGGCCCACGCGCGTGCGCACGTGTGGCCACCCTTGCGGGAAGACCCACCCGCCCAGCACTGACGCCGGGCCACGCTTTACGCTTGACGCTGAACCTGTCCCTCAGCCGCTTGGCAGCGCCAGTGTGAGGGGGACGGATTTGCGGACCAACAGGCTACAAGCCATTTCGGCGGTCATGACTCCGCCTATGCCGGTCCGGTACGGGCTTGGGTGGTGCGTCGGCCGCTCGCTGCGCCCACGCAGCTCCCGGAGTAGCCCACCACTCGACCCATCCCACTCACGCTGACGCCGAATCACGCATACGCCCGACAGGAGCGCGGCCCGCCATCAGGTGCGGGCGGCGCGCGGCCGAAAAAATCGCGGGGCTCAAGAAGTCCGCGCCGCTCGCCCCACTCCAACAGCGTCTGCTGATGCCGGGCGGGGATCAGTCCGCCCGTGCCCATCTTGCCCGGCGGCATCATCCAGCGGCGCACCCGGGATGGATGCGCGCCGGTGACGCGCGCCACTTGTTCGATACCCCGCGCCAACACGCCCTCTCCGCACTTGATGATCACGGAGTAGGCCGGCTCGAGCTGGTTGCTATCGCAGTCACGTTGGCTCATGGCGGCACAATGCTATATTGGCATACGCCTGTCAACGGGGTATGGCAAATCGGCATCGACCACCATGCGATTTGTGGCGTAGCATGTTCATCGGGCTGCACGCTACAGGGGTGCTATGTATGATCGCTGGCTACAAAACGCGCTCAAGAACATGCCCAAAGGCCGCACCCAGGAGGGTCTGGCCGACCACCTTGGGTTGTCCCAAAGCGTCGTTTCCCGCATGGCAAGCGGGCGCAGGCGGATAAAAGCGGACGAGATTGACAAAATCTGTCGCTACCTCGGCCTTCCTGCGCCTAGCTTGTCAGATAAGCCGCTTACGGTGCATGGGGGCGCTGCGATCATGGTTTCAGGCGTCATGGCAGATCGGGTTTGGCGCGAGCGCGCAGATTTCATTTCGGACGTGAAGGTTCCAGGCGTTCCGGACGCAAGGTACGCGGGGCTGCCGCAGTACGCGATGCTGATGGAGTCCCCATTCGAGCCGCACGGCAGGCGGGGCGAGTACGCCATTTTTGTGAGCTGGGACGAGGTTCGCGGGGACAATCCGCTGCGCGGCGACCTCATCCACGTCGTGCGCACCAGAGACGGGCTTGAGGAGCATACCCTGAGGGCCGCAGAGCAGACTCAGGACGGCCTATTGCTGACGTCCCCGGCGACAGAGCCTATCTCGTGGCCCCAACAAGGCGGCGAAGTTGAACTTCGTGGGCTCTTTTTGACCACCTACCGCCCGCCGCGCTAGACCTGACATTGTAACCCAACCCTCTGGCGCATAAGCGCGAATGTACTTTTATGCTAAAACAGCATGAAAACCTGTTGACACGTCGCATGCTAAAACAGCATATTCGCTCCTGTCACGGCGATCGAGTCGCGACACCAAAGCGGGGCTCGGCAGGGCCTTGAGGGGACGACGCCGGGGCTCGTTTGAGGGCCACACGGACGGGTCTTGAAGTCGCCCATCGAGGTTCTGCCGTCTTCCCACACCGGGGAGCACATAGACATGCGGACGCCACAGACACCAGCACTGTCGTTCCCGTTCACATATCGCGTCTACAGCGACCTCGGACACGAGGCGTTCCGCATCGATCTGGTTGCGACGATCGAGGAAGACCCCGACGCCCCTGGCGAGTGGTATGCCGCCAGCTTCCAGTGCGGCGGGCTGGCCATCGAGGAAGTGACCAGGGCCGGCGAGCAGCAGTCCGACGCCTTCCTGTTCTACCTCTTGTCCGAGTACGAGGAGCAGGTCGACAATGCGTGGGGCCGCCATTTGGCGCTGGCGCAGATGGCCGGAGTTCCGGCCAATGCGTAAGGTCATCGATATTCCGGCCGCGAAGACGCGCCGCGCGCGGGCTGAAACGGCATCCCCTGCGCCAACACCCCACATCGCGATTGTCTCGGACGCCGCAGCGACTGCCGCAGTCCCTGACGAACTGTCGTCCCTTCAAAGCCTGTTTGCCCGCGCTTCCGAGACGCTCGACGTCGACAAGATCGAGCGGGTTCTGGCGATGATCGAGCGCACCCGCGCCGCCCAGGCCGAGCGCGCCTTCAACGCGGCGATGGCCGCAGCTCAGGTCGAGATCGAGCCGGTGGCCCGCGAGGCCGACAACCAGACGCGGGGCTCCAACTACGCACCGCTGGAGCGCATCGTCGAGGCCATCACCCCGGTCCTCAAAACGCACGGCTTCGGGACGTCGTTCCAAACCCGCGTGCACGAGGGATGCATGCACGTCGTCGCCGACGTGGTGCACACCGGCGGCCACCTGCGCCGCTACGAGTTCACCGACATCCCGATGGAGCGCGGCCTCGGCGCCGAGGGTGAAGAGCGCATGTCGGCTCCCCAGACCTACGGCGCCACGACCACCTACGCCCGGCGCTACGCCACCGCGCTGATCTTCAACGTCACGACCACGGACGCCAAGCTCAAGGACCGCGACGGCGAGACCAAGCCCGATCCTGCTCTTGTCTCGGCGGCCCAGGTCGCCGCAATCGAAGGCGCGCTGCGCGCCAAGGACATGCACCCCAAGCGCTTCTGCGCCCGCTTCAAAATTCGCTCCGTGGCTGACCTCCCGGCCGCGCGCTGCGACGAGGCATTGAAGGCCATTGCTGCCGTTGAGGACACCAGCCAATGAACGACCAAACACCGATCCAATACCTCGTCGAGATCCCGCAGTCCGACGCCTTCGCGGTGTTTGCCGCGCCGCGACTTGGCGGCGAGCACCCGATCGACCCCATTCTCGCCAAAGTGCGCCAGGAAGTAGACGCCTTCAAGGCGGAGGTTCCCGACCTCGCTACGCCGGCCGGTCGCAAGCGCATCTCCTCCATGGCCTACCGCATCACCCAGAGCAAGACGGCGCTGGAGAAGGTCGGCAAGGGGCTGGCGGCCGAGGCCAAGGACGTGCCGAAGCGGATCGACGCCACCCGCCGCTACATCGAGCAGACCCTGGATGCGTGGCGCGACGAGGTGCGACAGCCCCTGACCGCATGGGAGATCGCCGAGGACGCGCGCGTCGCCGCTCACAGCGCAGCCCTTGCCCGCATCAACTCCCTGGCCGCGACCGACCCGACGACGACGGCCGCCGAGATGGCGGCGCGCATCGCCGAACTCGAAGCGGTCGACGCGAGCCCGGCACACGCCGAGGAGTTCGCGACCGAGTACAAGATCGCCGTCGACGCGGCGCTGCCCAAGCTCATCGCCATGCACGCCAAGCAGGTCCAGCACGAGCTCGACCAGGCCGAGCTGAAGCGGCTTCGCGCCGAGTCCGACGCGCGCGCCAAGGCGGAGCGCGAGGAGAGCCTGCGCCGCGAGGGCGAGGAGCGCGCCCGGCTGGAGGCAGAGGCCGACGCCCGCGCCGAGCGCGAGCGCGTCGCCAGAGAACAGGAGAACGCCCGGCTCGATGCGGCCCGCAAGGATGCCGAGCACAAGGCGCAGATCGCCGCCCTCGAGCAGAAGGCCGTGGATGCCGCCGCCGCCGAGCGGCAACGCATCACGGACGAGAAGGCCAAGGCAGCCGAGGACGCAGCGGCGCGCGAGCGCAACCGCACCCACAGGGCCAAGGTCAATTCGGCCGCCGTCGACGCCTTCGTGGCCAATGGCGCCGACAAGGACACCGCCGTTTTCATCGTCACGCTGATCGCCAAGGGCAAGATCCCAGGCATCGCAATCCAGTATTGAGGCCCCCAGAAATGCGCATGAACATCGCCCTCCAAGTCGACGCGACGCCGGACCCGACCGTGCGTGTCGACGAGATCGCCAAGGCTGCCCGCATCTATTGCGAGACCGCCGGCATCGACCCTGCGGAAGCCGTGATGATGCTGCTGTGCGCGGCCGCGCGGGTGTGCAGCGATCTGGCGCAGGACAAGGGTGTGGTGTCTGACGTGCTGGCTGCGGCGCTGGCATCGGCTGTCTCGTGCGCCCACGACATCGAGATGCTGAAACGGCAGCAGTCCCAGATCAACCGCTTGATGAACTGATGGGCGCGAGGAGGGGAGACCGCCATGGGCCGGCCAGGACTGACACTCGTAAAGACCGACCACAAGAATCCCAGCGGCGCGCGCCGGCACAAGTGCGAGCCCGGCGCCTGCGTCTACTGCGACCGGGAGCGGGAGGCAGGAAACTCGTTCCACCCCTCGCACGACGCAAGCCCTCGGTGCGAGAGCGGCAAGCGACCCCACTGCTCGTGCAGCGCTTGTTTCTGAGGGACGACCCATGACCGAACAGGGCACCGCCGACTGGCACGCACAGCGCTGCGGAAAAGTCACGGCTTCGCGCATCAAGGACATCCTCGCCCGCACCAAGGGCGGCGGGGTCAGCGCCTCGCGCGAGAACTACAGGGCCGAGCTGGTGCTCGAGCGCCTGACGGGCGTGCAGCAGGAAGGCTTCCAGTCGGCCGAGATGCGCTGGGGTAAGGAGAAAGAGCCGGAGGCCGTCACCGCCTACGAGTTCAAGCGCAATCTCGACACCGCGAAAATCTCGTTCGTCGACCACCCGACGATCCCCATGTCTGGGGCATCGCCGGACCGGCTCGTCGGCGAAGACGGGTTGCTCGAGCTGAAATGCCCACTTCCGAAACAGCACCTCGCGTGGCTGCTCGGCGGCACTGTCCCGAGCGAGTACGTCAAGCAGATGACGTGGCAGATGGCGTGCACCGGGCGCCGATGGTGCGACTTCGCCAGCTACCACCCGCACTTCCCGGTGCCGATGCAGCTGTTCGTGGTGCGCCTGGAGCGCGACGCGGCCGAGATCGTGCGCATCGAGTCCGAAGTGCGCGGCTTCCTGGCCGAGGTCGACGAGCAGATTGCGGCGATCGCCGCACGGTTCCCGGCCGTCGTTCCCATGAGAGACGCGGCGGAGTGAGTTTCGCCCTGCGCGCCTGGTGGGCACCAAGACGCGCAGGGCGCAGCGAGGGACCGGGCGGGGCCAACAACCCCGTCCGGGACGCCTCTGGATCAGCAGTGCCTAGTCGGAGACGAGAAGATGTCAAAAGTGAACGGGCTGCTCGACGGGATGTCGCATCGCGATCTTCTCGACCTGAAGCAGCGCATCGACGCCGCGATCGTCGCGCGTCGGGATGCCGACAAGGCCGAACTTCGCCAGAAAATCGAAGCGCTGGCGCAGCAGCACGGCCTGTCGGGGCGCGACCTCGTTGGCAAGCACCGGCCGCGCCAGCCGCGTCGGCCTGCCGCCGCAGCTTCGGCAGTCGTCTACCGCAACCCCAAGAACCCAGCGCAGACGTGGAGTGGTCGTGGTCGCCACCCAGGGTGGATCACTGCGGCGCTGGCCACAGGTATCCGCATTGACAGCCTTCTCGCCTGACGCGAGACCGACATGGAGACCCGCCCATGCACTACCCCATCACCCACGCGCACACGATCATCATCGGATCGGCCGTCAATCGGATCGACATCGAGTACCGGGCGACGATCGAGGCCGACCGCGAGGAGGAGCGCGGATGGCGGGTCGCCAACCTCGAGGTGCAGAACGAGGACTGGTCCTGGCATGACGTGCCGGCTGGCGAGCCCGTTGTCGACGAATTGATGCGGGTGATCGACGCCAACGGGCGCGAGATCGAAGAGCAGTTCCGCGCCAGCCTGACCGAAGCCGAGCGTCGTGGGTTCGATGCCAACATTGAGGCTGCGTGATGAACACCAACTCGGCCCGTGCGCTGGCCGCCACCCTCGTCTCGGACATGCCGGCTCACGAGCAAGACGACCATCTCGCCGTGCAGGACGCACCTCTGCCGGGTCGGGACGTCGTGTCAAGAAGCGAGGTGCGGGAGGCGCTCGAATACCTGCGCCGCAGCGCCCGACCGTATGGAAACGCTCGCGCCAAGGCGACCTTCGCGGCCAACGCACTGAAGGCGAAGGAGGCCGAGTTGTTCTTGTCGTCGACCGAAAAAACGGCTGACGGCAAGAAGGCCGCAGCGCGGGCGCATGACGAATGGCGGGAAGCCGCCAACGCGGAGGCGATGGCCGTCGGCGAGGTCGAGGAGATCAAGGCGCTGCGGGAAGCGGCCGAGCAGCGCTGCCGGCTGTACCAGACCCAGCAGGCCGACCACCGCGACATGAAGTGAGTGAGCGATTCAAAGCGTAGCAAGTAGGGAGAATGAGCACATGCAGACGTTGCGCGCGTACTTGCGGGACGGTCGCGTCGGACCTGGGGTGAGCCTGTCGATCCCCATACCGCCGGTGGGCAAGCCCATCCCGCAGATCGTACTGCGGGACGGGACGCCCTACCGCCATGCCGAGGTCACGAGCGACGGCGGCCTGCTCTACCTGCGCATGTGGACATCCGCCGTTCCGGCCGGGACGCACGTCTACACGGTTCCGAAGTCGAGCCCGGCCCGCGTTCTCACCGATCTAAGTGACCTGAGAAGGAAGCCCCGCTCATGAGCTACCTCGGCAAAACGCCGGCCCCTGGTTCGATGCTGAAGAAGGGCGGCCCGCGGGCGAAGCAGCAGAACTCGGACTGGCGCGAAGAGCGCGACGGCATGAGCGAGCAACACCTCGCGCTGATCCGCAAGCTCCCGTGCTGCGTTTGCCGGCGCACGCCGGCGGGCGAGGTTCACCACCTGAAAACGACCGGCGAGCGCGGGCTATCCGTTCGATCGAGCGACAAGTGGGGCGTGCCGCTTTGCCGGGCGGACCACGACGCCGTCGAGAACGTCGGCGCCCGCAACGAACTGCGCTGGTTCAAGGAGCGCGGCATCGAAGACGTGGTCTGGCTCGCCTCTGCATTGTGGAAAGCGACGGGCAACCTGCCGGCCATGGTCAAGATCGTTCTCACGCATCAGGACGCGAAGCGATGATGGACATCGGAAGCTGGATCGCACTCGGGTTCTTCCTCGTCGGCGGCGCCAGCATGGTGATCGGAGACCGGCGCCTGACGCAGGCCAAGCGGCTGTTCGATGCCGCGACAGAGGACCGGCGCGCCGTGACGCGGGCGTTCCACCTCGCGAAGGCGGGGTGCTGGGAAGAAGCACAGCAGATCCTCAGTGATGCCGAGGCGGCTGAGAGGGTAGCGCGGGAGGACGTGGCATGAAGAGATGGGACTGGAAAGCAGAGCTTCGCGCGGATGAGCGCGCGCGACTGGCCGTGCTCGACGAACTGCTGGCCGCGGCTGTGGCGAGCAAGCCAACCACGCCGCTGTCGAAGCTGGGCGCGCTGCTGATCGGCATCCGCGAACTGCGGAGCGAACGCCTCGTCCTGGCCAACCGAGGCGCTGGCCGGGCTCGCATGAAGGCCGGCTTGGCCAATCCAAACAGAAAGCGCCGGCGCCAACTGAACACCTCCGGCATCGCCCACCAGGGCTGACGGCTGAAGGGAGGCCGGAGCCAGTGCGTGATTGAGGGGCCGCATCTGGTTCCGGCCGGGGACGGGGCAAGATGCGACGGGACGCAGGGACATCGGGAGCACGAGGGTACATGATCGAGGACATCACCGCCTGCATCGACGACCGCTGGTGGTTCGCCATCGAGGTCGGCGTCGTCACCGTGGCGCTGATCGCGGCACTGCTCGTCATCCTGTGGCTCGACGTGCGGCTGCGCGAGGCCCGCGCCGACGCCGAGATGCTGGGCCGCATGGTCGACGCGGCCCAGCGCCAGCTCGCGGACGCGGCCCGGCAGATCACGGCGGCCGAACTGCACGCGATGCGGTCCGCGGCCGACGCCGCCACCGGGGAGCGCCGGTCATGACCACAAAATCGGCGATCGGGGCCATCGCCCAGCGCATCAAGCAGGCCGACCACACCGTCGCCGAGTTGACCGGCCGCGTCACCGTCCAGGCCCGCGAGATCCGCGCCCAGCGCCAGCAGATCGAGCGTTTGAAGGCGCTCCTGGTCCAGTCGGGAGTCCGCATCCCGCGCGACATCGCGGTGCCGCCCGCGACCGGCGGAGCCCCGGCCGGGAGGACCGCGCCATGAGCACCATCGCCAAGGCCGAGCCATTCGTTTGCGACATCCGCATCGGCGGTCGCGCGCTGTTCGTCTCCGTCGCGGTCGACGGCCGACCGTCTCTCGTCGTCGGCGAGTGCGAGGATGCCGGTCCCGCCGTCGTCGCCGACATCGGCGATCTCGTGCAAGCCATGGCGAGGCTCGCATGACGTCACACGCTCGTTTCAATGCTCGCATCGTCGGCCGGCCCAACGCCGACAGGCCGACATACGAAGATTTCTTGCGGGCCAAGATGGCGCTGGCGCCAAACATGGGCGTGCCGTGCGAGGACATCGATCTGTCGCCAGTTCTGTTGCCGCATCAGCGTGACATCGCGCAGTGGGCAATCCGCGGCGGTCGGCGAGCCATTTTCTGCTCGTTCGGTCTCGGCAAGACCATCATGCAACTCGAGGTGTTGCGCGTCACGCTGGCCAAGGTGGGGGGCGGACGCGGCATCATCATCTGCCCGCTCGGGGTGCGCCAGGAGTTCGTGCGCGACGCGCTTCATGTGCTGAAATGGCCGGTGCCGCCGAAGTTCATCAGGTCGGTCGCCGAGGCTGGCCCGACCGGCATCTACCTGACCAACTACGAGACTGTTCGCGACGGCAAGATCAACCCCAACGACTTCCAGGCCGTCAGCCTCGACGAGGCGAGCGTGCTGCGCTCGTTCGGCTCGCTGACCTATCAGACGTTCCTGCGCGCTTTCGACAAGGTACGCTATCGCTTCGTCGCCACCGCCACGCCATCGCCCAACCGCTTCAAGGAACTGATCCACTACGCCGGGTTTCTCGGCGTCATGGACACCGGGCAGGCGCTGGCACAGCCGCTGAGCGCACGAGTGCTCACGCCAGCCGGTTGGCGTGAAATGGGAGACATTGGCGTCGGCGACCTCGTGATCGCCAGAAACGGAGCACCTACGGCAGTGCTCGGAGTCTACCCTCAGGGTGTTAAGCCAATCTATGAGGTCACATTCAGCGATGGCGCTGCGGCGCGTTGCACTGGCGACCACCTGTGGCTCACGCGCACTCAGTACCAGCGCAACGCATGCAAGAAATTCGCAGTGCGTAACCCAGACGCCGGGACAAGCCAGTATTGGACCACGAAAACGACAGACGAGATCGCAGGCTCGCTTATCTGCGAAGCGACGGGATCAAAGAACCATGAAGTGCCTCTTGTGGCCTCTATCGAGTTAACAAGCCAGCCGGTTCCGGTTGATCCTTGGCTGCTTGGGTTCCTCATCGGCGACGGATGCCTCAGGAAAACGTCCGTCACATTCACGACCGCAGACCAGTGGATCGTTGATCGCGCCAGCCTAGTTGCCAGCGAATGCGGGATGCTCGTAGCCAAGAACGAGCATGTCAGGCTCGATGGGCAGCCAAACTACGATTACTTGATCTCAGGCGGGCCGGGAAACAAGGGTGGGCGCGGGCACTTCACGAACCCCATTCTAGCCGGCATCCGAGACCTCGGGCTTTCCGGCAAGCGCGCATGGGAAAAGCGAATTCCCGACGCCTATCTCTTCAATTCAAGAATCGTGCGGCTGGCCACGCTGCAAGGTTTGATGGATGCCGATGGCACGATATCGACGGATGAGCGCAACAGAACGACCCGACTGAACACGACGTCGCAAGGTTTGGCGGATGACGTCGTGTTCATCGCTCGCTCGCTCGGCGGCACGGCTTCAGTGCGCACCGCTCAAGGAAAGACGCCAAGCGGCGCATTCGGCAGAACCCAGTTCATCGTCACCCTTCGTTTGCCGAACGATACCAACCCATTCGCTCTGCCGCGAAAGCGCGACATGGTGCTGGCTCGGGCCAAGTATACGCCAAAGCGCTACGTGGTTGACGTCCGCCGCGTCGATGACGAAGCGGCGCAGTGCATCGCCGTGGCGGACGATGAACACCTGTACGTCACTGACGACTTGGTCGTGACGCACAACACCCGCTTCTTCCAGCGCGACAGCACCAAAAGCAACAACCTGACGCTCTACCCGCACAAGGAAGCCGAGTTCTGGCTGTGGCTGTCGTCGTGGGCGGCGTTTGTGCAGAAGCCGTCCGACCTCGGGCACTCCGATGTCGGCTATGACCTGCCGCCGATGTCGATCACATATCACGTCGTATCGGCCGACCACACGAAGCACGAGACTGATCGCGACGGCCAGTCGATGTTGTTTCGCGATCCGTCGATCTCGGCGGCCTCGGCCGCGCGTGAAAAGCGCGAGACGCTGGAGCCACGCGTCGCCGCGATGCGCGCCATCCTCGATGCCGATCCAGCGTCGCACTACATCCTGTGGCACGACCTGGAGGCCGAGCGCGAGGCGATCGAGGCAGCCGTTCCGGGGTCCGTTTCGATCTACGGCAGCCAGGACCTCGACGTGCGCGAGCAGGCGATCATCGATTTTTCCGATGGCCGTTTCCAGTACCTCGCGGCCAAGCCTGTCATCGCCGGCTCGGGCTGTAATTTCCAGCGCCATTGTCACAAGGCGATCTTTCTCGGCGTCGGCTTCAAGTTCAACGATTTCATCCAGGCCGTTCACCGCATCCAGCGGTTCCAACAGAAGCACCCGGTCGAGATTCACATCATCCACGCCGATACCGAGGCCCCGGTAGTCAAGGCACTGCAAGAGAAGTGGGCCAATCACAACAAGATGGTGGGCACGATGTCGGAACTGATCCGCAAAAATGGGCTGTCGGCACTCGACATGTCGAGCCTGCTGACCCGCGCCATGGGTGTCGAGCGGGTCGAGGCACATGGCAACGCCTGGACTGCGGTAAACAACGATTGCGTCGCCGAGACCAGCCGCATGCCGGACAACTCGGTCGATCTGATCGTGACCTCGATCCCCTTCAGCAATCACTACGAGTACACCGAGCTTTACAACGATTTCGGGCACACCGACAGCGACGCGCATTTCTTCGCCCAGCTCGACTACCTGACGCCGCAACTGTTGCGGGTGTTGAAACCGGGCCGCGTCGCCGCGATTCACGTCAAGGATCGCATCCTGTTCGGCTCCGTGACCGGCACCGGCATGCCGACCGTCAACCCGTTCCACGCCAACTGCATCACCCACTACATGGCGCACGGCTTCGCCTACATGGGGATGATCACCATCGTCACCGATGTCGTGCGCGAGAACAACCAGACCTACCGGCTCGGCTGGTCCGAGCAGTGCAAGGACGGCACCAAGATGGGTGTCGGTTCGCCCGAGTACGTGCTGCTGTTCCGCAAGCTCCCGAGCGACCTCAGCCGCGCCTATGCCGACAAGCCCGTCAAGAAGAACAAGTCCGAATACACCCGCGCGCGATGGCAGGTCGACGCGCATGCGTTCTGGCGATCGAGCTGTGAGCGCGTTCTGACCGCCGAAGAACTGGCCGCGCTACCTCCAGACGTGCTCGCCACCGTGTTCACCAAGCACAGCCTCGGCACCGTCTACGACTACGAGACGCATATCCGCATTGGAGAGGAACTGGAGGCGCGGGGCGCGCTGCCGGCCACCTTCATGTCGCTGGCTCCGGGATCGGCTCACCCAGACGTGTGGCATGATGTCAACCGCATGGTGACGCTCAACGGCGAGCAGGCGCGGCGCCGGTTGGAAATGCACGTCTGCCCACTGCAGTTCGATATCGTCGACCGCCTCATCACGCGGTTTTCGGCCGAAGGCGAAACCGTGCTCGACCCGTTCGGCGGTTTGATGACGGTGCCCTACCGGGCGATCGGCATCAAGCGGCGCGGGATCGGCATCGAACTCAACCCGACATCGTTCATCGACGGCGTATCGCATTGCACGCGGCGCGAGCGCGAGTTGTCGGCGCCATCGCTGTTCGACCTGATGGGCGCAGCACCATGACGGCCCCCGCACCCCCGATGCCGCTCGACGCCCAGCTCGCCAAGCTCGGCCGCATCCTCGACGACCGCATCGGTCTCTACCGGCTCACCGCCAAGAAGCAGCCGGACAAGCTCGAGGAAATGTCCACCAAGCACGCAGAGTGCGACGCGATCCGCCGCACGTTCGCGTGGTTCGTCGCCAACGCCGACTGGATTCGCGTCGAGGCCAAACGCCGCCGCGATACGGCCGCCGCCGACGCCGCCAGCGCCGAGGAACTGGACCAGTTGCGCGACGACCCCGCCGTGCGCGCCGTTCTCGACGAATTCCCCGACGCCACCCTCGAAATCCACGACATGGAGACTGCGGAGACATGACTATCACCACCATTCAATCGATGCTCACCGGCCCGCCCGGTCCCGGCATCGCGCCAGAGTCGTGCGGCTTCCTTCCGCTGCACCTCTACGACGGTCCGACAATGGATCGGTCCATTGCCATCTGCGACGCCGTCATCGCATTCGCGATGGAGTCGATGGGGTTCGTTCCGGTGCCAGCCCAAGCCCGCGCGCTACTCGATCCGCTGAGCTTGCGCGACATGCTCGACGCCATCGACGAGGTTGAGCGCTACAACACCAGACCGGCCATGAACGGGGTTTCCAGATCGGTCCACATGGTCCCGGCCGAGCGGCTGCTCGCGGCGGTCTACACGCTGCTCAACTTTGCACCGACACGCTCCGACGAGAAAGAGGACGACGAGATTCCGGTGCGCTTCACGGCGAAGCGATGGGGTGACGACTACGTCCACTTCATGCTGATCGGCCAGCGCCTCAAGTCCGAGGTCGACAGCGAGGAAGACGAGGACTTGGAGGACGCGGCATGAAGACCATCCCCGGCACGGGCGACGACTATTCCCGCTGCGACTACGACGAACTGTGCAGTGAGGCGCGGGAGGCGATCGACGCCGTCGTCAACTCGCACGCGCTTGGCATGAAGATGAGCGGCCCGGTGGCCATGATGCTGTTGCGGTTCCTCGGACTCTGCGACGCCGCCGCCGATGATCTGCTGACTGCTGCATGCGAAGAAGCCACGCAGCACTGACGGAGCCTGACTGATGGGTCTGCAATCCTGCAATTACGACTTCGACAAGGGCGACGCTGGCGCTTGGTGCGAGCCGGGGCGCCCGTCTGTTCCGCCTGCCGGGGAGCGCTGCTGCGAGTGCAACGCGCCGCTGCCGCCCGGCGAGAAGTGCGCCACCGTGCTGTCAGCCGAGGGCTACGAGCCGGACGATGCCGAGTTCCCACCCGAGGACGTCAACCGCTGGCCGAGACTGCACGCCAACGGTTGGCAGTGGTCACCATCGCCATCATGCTCGGTCCTGGAGCGCCACGGCGAGCAGATGGAGCAGGCGCTCGACGACTTTCGCGACGCCAACGGCTGGGACAGCGACTACGAGCTCTTCGAGCGCCACGACATCCACTACCGCTGCAAGCGGTGCGCGACGCTGCAGCGCTACATCGAATCCCACGGCTACTGCATGAGCATGCCCGGCGAACTGCCGAGCGATCACGTCGAATTTCTCGACGGAGACGATGACGACGATCGCGACCGGGAGCCGGAGGAAGGCGCTGGCGACACGATGTGGAAGCCCGACCGCTTCGGCGTGTGGCACCCCTGCCGGATGACTGGTGAGGACCACATGCGCGTCTGGCTGATCCGCAGAAGCCGCCGCATCTATTCCTGGCTCCGCTGGGGCTGGAAAAGCGACCTGCAATGGAAGGTCTGGTGGCCGTTGCAGCACAGGACCATGCGCGCTCTCGGCTACCGGTGGACCTATCTGCGCTCGCCCAGCGTCTACGGCTGGCGGAAGCCTGAAGCGAGGAACGCATGATGTTGGACGCTTCGCTCATCGCCAAGCCGGCTCTCACCTTCCGGGTCCATAAGGACAACGTCGACACGGTGCTCACTCGCATGACGGAGGCTGCATGATGGACCGCTATCTCGCCATCGCTCACCGCGTCATTCCTGCTGCCGGTTCCGAATGGCCGCTGACCGAGTTCGGCCGCGTCATCGCCACCGAGCACGCCGCCAATGTGATCCGAGCCGAATTCGAGATCATGCTCGCCGAGATCGAAAAAAAGCACCCGGCTGCCGCCGCGCTGCGCGAGACGTTTCCCGACGCCGACGTCGCCGTGCGCGACCTGCCGACGCTGACCGACGCCATCGCAACGGAGGACGTGGAATGACCAGCATCGAATGGACCCGCAACGCCGACGGCAGTCAGGGCAAAAGCTGGAACCCGGTCGTCGGCTGCTCGCTGGCCTCTCCCGGATGCACCAACTGCTACGCCATGGCGATGGCCGCGCGCATCGAGGCCATCGACGAGGCCGCCTACCGCAAGCGCGTCGAGGCGGCCGTCGCTGTCGCCGAAGACCGCGACGCCGAGGAGCGTATCCGCGCGACGCTCAACAACGAGCGGGTGATATCACACTACGCCGGACTGACGACGCCGTCCAAGGCCGGGCCGGTCTACAACGGAAAGGTCGCTCTCGCGCCCGAGCGCACGCTCACCGAACCGTTGCGTCGCAAGAAGCCGACGACGTGGTTCGTGAACAGCATGGGGGATTTGTTCCACGAAGCGGTTCCAGATTCCTGGATCGACCGCGTGTTCGCCGTCATGGCGCTCTGCCCACAGCACACGTTCATCGTGCTCACGAAGCGGAGCGACCGGATGCGGGCTCACTTCCACCGCGCGACAACGCCGCATTTCGAGCCGTGCGAGGACGGTCTCGACGACGAGACCGCCCCGACCGAGTGGGCAATTCTTTGTGAAATGGTGAAGCTTGCGTCTGACAAGGGCATCACGTTCAGCCCGCCAATCCTTCCTCTTCACAACGTGTGGCTCGGAGTTTCCGCCGAGCGTCAACTTGAAGCGAACGAGCGCATACCAGACCTCCTTGCAACGCCGGCCACGCTTCGTCTTGTCTCGGCTGAGCCTCTGTTGGGGGCAATCAACTTCGACGAGGCGTCGAAGGGGTGTCTCGGCGCGCGGCCGATGCAAGAAACGTGGGAGACGACAGGATTAGGCTGGATCATCGTCGGCGGTGAGTCCGGTTCCGGCGCCCGCCCGATGCATCCCGATTGGGCGCGCGAGATCCGCGACCAGTGCGCGGCGGCAGGCGTCCCGTTCTTCTTCAAGCAATGGGGCAACTGGGCGCCGGAACTCGACCGCGACAAAGACGACCAAGACTGGCGCGCCAACTACAGGCGGTACAAACGAAACGGCTTCCACATCCTGAACCTTGCCGCGGTCGCCATGGAAGCCGCAGCCGCCCGCGTGCACGTCATGCGGCCGTCATCGAAGTCGTCGGCTGGCCGCCTCCTCGACGGCCGCATCCACGACGCCATGCCCGCCCAGCGCCAGACGGAGACCGTGTGATGGATCGCTATCTCGCCATCGCTCACCGCATCATGCCGTCCGCCGGCGCCGATTGGCCGCTGTCCGAGTTCGGGCGAATCTTCGCCGTGAACCACGCCGCCGAGGTGATCCGCGCCGAACTAGAGATCATGCTCGGGGAGATCAGGGCCGAACTGGACGAGGCCGATCGCGCCGCGGGCGAGGCGCTGCGCAAGCTCGACCGTGCCGAGGAGTTGGATCGCGCTCGAAGCGCGTGGTTCGACAAAGCCAAGCGCGATGCCGGCGCGCATCACAACACCTCGTTCGATTTCGTGTGGGCGGCGGCGCTCGCCGCGCTCAAGGCGCAGAAGGAGACCGTGGCATGACCATCGCCAGCCCCAAAATACATCCGCACGCCCAAGCGATAATTGATCGTCTTGTATCTCATGCGTGGAAGCGCGACGGGGCGAATAGAGCCATCGTCGAGAGAGCTATCTCGGCGCATCTTCGCGAGCTTGGATTACCACCGCAGCCGTTCAGGTGGTTTGCGACAGCGAAAGAGGGATACCAGGCCGCCTGGAGCGCCGCCGAGAGCGCCGCCAGGAGCGCCGCCTGGAGCGCCGCCAGGAGCGCCGCCTGGAGCGCCGCCTGGAGCGCCGCCAGGAGC